GCTGGAATTCAGTTATAACAACTTTTCACCCGATATTTTGAAGGGATGGCAGAAACCAAGTAGGAGATAGGACGTGGCACAACCACTTTCTTTTAAAGATTTTATAGCAGTAGATTACACACAGACGGGAGACGATCTTCTTGCGTATCAGGCGCACAAGAGGCATCGTGGTACTGTCGGTGAGGCAATCTCTCTTCAAGGCCGTCGTGCACTCTCTCGTGCAATGAAACGACGCAAAAACCAACTCGCATTGGCACGCCGTCGCAATCGGCAGAAGTCTGCTGGACAGGGTCGTTTACAGACTCGATCTACCCGTCAAGCGCGTAACCAACTATTCAAAAGATTCTCTGGTGGCAAATCAAGAGGATCACTCACTCCCACCCGTCGTGCTGGTATCGAAAAGAAGGTTCAATCCATGCAAGGTCGTATCAAGGCCATTGCACGTAAGATCCTACCAGATGTCCGTAAAGCTGATAAAGCACGAAGAGGGTAATGGATTGAGTAACGTACCAAGTTTTAAACGATATCTGGTTGAGGAGACTAAAGAAGTCTTCTTCACCTTTGGTCGTATGAATCCCCCTACGGTAGGTCATGGCAAGTTAATGAATGTCATGTCCACCAAGGCAGGATCGAACGCATATAAGATTTATCTGTCGCAGTCTAACGATGCACGTAAGAATCCATTGACCTACGAACAGAAGATCAAACACTCTCGTAAGATGTTTCCCAAACATGCACGTAACATCATCAAGGACAAGAAACTACGAAACGTCTTTGAGGTTGCGTCGTCTCTGTATGACCAAGGATTCAATCGAGTCACAATGGTTGTGGGTGCAGATCGTATTACAGAGTTTAAAACCCTTTTAGAAAAGTACAACGGTGTTAAAGGCCGTCACGGTTTCTATAACTTTGAGAAGATTAACATTGTTTCTGCGGGTGATCGAGATCCAGATTCTGAAGGCGTAGAAGGCATGTCTGCATCGAAACAACGTGAGAACGCATCCAAGAATGATTTCACAACGTTTTCACAGGGTGTGCCCCGAACAATGTCCAATCCAGACACCAAGAAGTTGTTCAATGACGTGCGTAGAGGAATGGGTCTCAAAGAGACAAAGGAATTCAAGAACAAAGTATCATTGGAGTCAGTCGGTGAAGTACGTGAAAGATATATTGAGGGAGATCTTTTCAATGAAGGAGATCGGGTCAGAACAAAAGCTGGCCGTACAGGGAGCATTCATCGCCTTGGGAGCAATTACGTTATCGTTGCTCTGGATGAGGGCCGTATTTCTCGTCATTGGCTAGAAGACGTAGAACTCATTGAAGGTGCACTGACCGCAGAACGTGATCACAAACCCGCACCTGAATGGGGTACGCCTGCGTCAACTAAGAAAGCGAAAAAGATGACTCCCAACGAGGCAAAGGCCGCAGACGAAGTCGACAACGCACGAAAGATTATTGATCGTGAACAGGAAAGAGACAAAGAGAAGTTTACCTCAATGATGAAACGTGCACGTCTTGCTCGTGCTCGACGCAAGAACCGTGAAGACGATGTCGCGGAGGGTTCTTGTGGTGACAAGATGAATGGTGTCAAGTTCAATCCAAAAGATTTGGCAACGTTTCGAAAAAGAAATACTGAGGGCGCAAAGAACCCTGTTGCAAAGAACATGAACAAGTTCAACAAACCCGCAACGCACAAGGATAAGAAGAAAGATGCGAAGCGTGGATATCAGAAGCACAAGGGACAACTGAACGGTGGAAACTAGACTAGAAGATCTACGCAAGTGGTTCGGTAAGGGCAAGAAAGGTGATTGGGTTCGAGTCGGTACTGACGGAGAGATCAAGGGACAATGTGCACGAGAGCCAGGCGAAGGTAAACCCAAGTGTATGCCTCGTTCAAAGGCACATTCAATGGACAAGAAAGATCGTGCATCTTCAGCACGACGTAAGAGAAGAGCAGATCCAGATGCAGATCGGCCTGGAACTGGGAACAAACCCATCATGGTAAAAACTGACAAAAAGGAATCAGTGGTGCACGAAGACGTTAACGTTAAGAGTATCGATAAGTTCAAGGCGGCTGCCAGAGATTTCGATAAGAACAAAGACATCAATTTCCAATCAATCGCAGATGCATTATCAAAGATTGTGACAGCGGGAAGGATGTTAGACAAAAGCACTTCTGGACGAACGGATGTCAAGTACGAAAAAATTATCTCGAAAGAGTCATCTCGAATTAATAACATCGTCAATAAGCTTAATTATGGTAAAGGTGGTGTTACCCCAGAAGGTAAAGAGATAGTAAAACTTCTTAACAAACACGGACTCAACCGTCCATTCCGTACTATAATTTTCGAAGGTGTAGAAATGAACGAAGCAGCAGACTTGATGAAGATGTCCAAAGAACTCTTGAAACACAAGGACAAGGGTGTTAACTACGAGAAGGCGGCCGCCTATGTTCGTGCGATTCACAATAACTCTGCGCTGAGCGTCCAAGACAAGGCAATGAAAGGTTTGCTTGACCTTCTCAAGAACATGGACCTTACCGATAGAACCACCATCACAAAGATCCTAAAAGACAACGGGTTCAAAATGAAGGGCGGTAGACTCATGCGCGAAGAGGTCGAATCTCTTGATGAGAAGACGAACTGGAAGATGGGTGATGGTCGTCCAAGAAATGGTGCTCGCATCCAAAACGATAGATTCTGGAATTTGCCAAGAGCGTCTTTGGAGTACATTAGAAAAGATGCACACGCTGCCATGAAAGCAAACCCCAACGGAAAGAAAGCAGGGAAGTACGCAGACGAAGTCAATGACGCTGAAACTGTTTTGGCATGGAGAAAGAAAAACGGTATTAGAGAGTCAGTAGATCTCGATGAAGCAACCGCAAAGATTAAAACAACTATGGCAGATAAAGTTGCGTCAAGCGCAACAAGGTTTGGTCTGAAAGCAACCACAAAGGGTGGCCATGTCAGTATCAGTGGTTCGAAAGGTAAACTAAACGATTTCATGCGTGCTATTATTGGGAGATCTTCATTCGGTAATGCGAGTGACGTTACTGAGTCAGTCGAACTCGAAGAGAAAAATGTGCCAACCAATCCCGCACTCTGGTCTAAGTTCAAAGCACAAGCAAAGGCAAAATTCGATGTCTATCCTTCAGCATACGCAAATGGATGGGCTGCAAAGAAATACAAGGCCGCGGGTGGCGGTTGGAAAACAACAAAGGAGAGTACAGAAATGAAATCGTTTTGGGACATTCGAGAGTCTCTTGATCTCGTTGAAAACTATCGCACACTCGCTCGCGCAGGTATGGGTACAGAATCTAAAGGTGAAGCACGAGTCGGTCTTGAACTCGACTACTACGATGGTACTGGTACCAAGAGAATGGGTAAGATCACTAAGGTGACTCCAAAGGGTTATATGGTCAAGGACGACAAGGATGGTAAGGTTCGTCAGTTCACTTTCCATGATCGTGCCAAGGCAAAAGAGATTCTTGCACGAATTGGTAAAGGCAAATACAACGAGTCAGTCGAACTGGACGAAGCAAAAGACGATGATTGGGTTGTTGTAAAAGGTCGTAAAGTAGTACGCACACTAAAGAATCCTAAAAATAATAAAGCACCAAGAAACTGGCAAAAATCTTCTGATGAAACAGAAGTGATTCGTGTGAGTAAAGCGAAGAAAATGGGTATCAAAGTTGAGTCGGTTGAACTTGATGAACAGTTTGTAGTCAAGTACGCAAAGAACAAGCGTGGCCCAATCTACCAGACTAAGTTCAAGACCCAACCAGAAGCTGAGAAGTTCCTCGCTCAGAAGAGAAAGGAAGGTATGAACGGTATCGTCTCTAAGGCAGGTAAACCCGTCTCTATGCAGAAGATGGCAGACTTACAGAAAGAAGAGTCATGTGATGATAACACCATGAACGCACAGACCAAGAAAGACGAGAAACCACCTTTCGTTCCCACTCGTAAGGTTGGTGTAAAGAAAGATCGTTTCGGTAATGTCGTCAAAGATAAGAATCGTGCGAAGCATCTTGCGAAGTTAGCGATGCGTGGTGAGAAGAAATAGTCATAATTATAAATAAACCTATGAAAAGTTTTAAACAACATTGCAACGAAGCGACTTATCAGGGGAAGAAAGTTCCTCTGAACAAACCCATGCCAGGCGATGTGAAGAAGTCTAAAGTTTATGTTGATCCTGACGGGGATGGAAAAGCAAAAAAAGTGAACTTTGGTGATAAAAATATGACGATCAAGAAGAGTAATCCTGCTCGTCGTAAATCATTCAGGGCGAGACACAACTGCGACAATCCTGGCCCCAAGGACAAAGCACGCTATTGGTCGTGTAAGGCATGGTAACTAATATGGACATAGACAATAGACTCGAACGTATCGAGGAGAAAGTCGACAAGATTACAGACGCAGTACACGAGTTAACTACGTACACTGCAGTTATGGAAAATAGAACAAAGGATTTGGAAGTTCGTCGTCAAGAGTCTTATGAACGACAGAACAAGTTTTCAGAGAAACTTGACCATGTACACGATTGTATGCATGATGTCAAGTCAAAAACAGAATTATCCCATAAGTTGATATGGGGTGTTGGTAGTGTGCTTTTGGTTGCACTTGTCAACGAATTTGTTAATTTCATCTAATACGGAGAATAATGATGAACAACGATTTTTATAAGAGTATTGCAGACGCACTGCAACAAATGGATGAGAAGAAAAAACTCGATCCAGTTGGTAAGGCTGACGCAGACATTGACAATGACGGTGATGTAGACTCTTCAGATGAGTATCTACATAAACGTCGTAAGGCAATCAAGAAAGATATGGCCAAAGAATCCGCAGATGAGATGGACAAATGTCCTGAGTGCGGTGGTTCTACTCAGAATCACGAACCAGACTGTTCTCGTGCAGAATCTTCTAAGAAGAAGAAGAAGTTAGAAGACGATCTCGATTCTAAGTCTGTCGGTAAGGCACTCAAGCATGATTGTGCAGCACACGTAACTTCAGAACAGTGGGGTTATGGTGAGTGTATTTCAGGTCAGCACACACTCGAAGAACAAGAAGACGGTACTGCGATTGTGACTCACTATGACGTGATGTTCGAACATGGTATCGAAGAAAATGTGGCAGTTGAGGACTTGACGATTCTCCGCGAAAAGTCTCACATCCACGCTTCTAAAAAGAAAGTTGCAGAAGCAAAGCAACCTGATCAGTCTGGTGCAAAGAAAGAAAAGGCAATGGACAAGTTCAAAGGTGCTGGTGCAAAGAAGATGGCAACCGACAACAACGTTGAGAACCCCAAGCACGCAGAGATTACTCCCGAAGAAGAAGGTCATGATGATGCATCAAAGGCCGGTCGAGTAACAAAGCAGGCGCCTTCTCGTGGTAACGACAATCTTGGAAACGGGGATAAGAAGCCCGTTAAATCTGGAGGTAAGTAATGGCATATCTAGGCCCCAAGGGATCTATCCCTACACATCGTGGTTGGGTTCACCCCAAGAGTGGTGAACTACTCAAGCGTCAGAAGTTAACTTCTGAGTTCATTGCAGAGTGGCACGGTCACACAACATCCGCTCCTGCTCCCGCACCAGAACCCGTAATGCAGACTCTTCACGAGGCACCAGTTGTTGAACGTGCAGTGACTGAAGCGGAAGTTCAGTGGCATGCTCCTGAAGAGACTGACGAAGTTGAGAGTGCAGATGAACAAACTCCCGCTTGGTGGAGTCGGTCGTAAGATCTCATCATGGGTGAAGAATTAGAAGAAAAAGGATACCACCCAGCTGACGTTAACGGTGACGGTAAAGTCAGTGAAGAAGAGTCACGCATGTATCTGGAATTCAAACGTAAAGAACTTGAAGACCAAGATGCAATGCGTGATGCTCAACGTTCTATGGCATGGTTCGCCATGTGGGGAATGTTGATATATCCAGTAATGGTAGTACTTGCAAATATTGCAAATCTAGAGGATGCTGCAAGAATACTAGGTGACATGGCGGGTGTTTATTTCATCGCTGTTGCTGGTATTGTTGCGGCCTTCTTTGGTGCCCAAGCGTGGTCTGGTAAGAAGTAAGAACTAGATCACACTTTTATATTAAGTAATCACGCGATAATAATCTAAATAATAACGCGACGTAACCCTTTCATAATAAATTTAAACTATTGTATAGGATGATAAAATGAAATATTTTATTGCCCTCGTTATGGTTTTGTTTATTAACTCTGCGAATGCTCAGACTGAAACTATACCTGAAGTGCCTGATAATGTCCCAGCGACTAATCCGGTTGAAGAGCCAGTTTCCCCTGACAACGATCAGAACGGCGATCTGAATAGCAACACACAAAATTCAAATAATAATAACCGGAGTACGACAAACATCGGTGCGGGTGCTGGTGCGCCTACGCCTGTGAATACTGCCATTGCCCCATCACTCATGTCAAGTGGAAGTGACTCGTGCCTACAGAGTAGGTCTGCGGGTGCACAACTGATTGATATTGGTATATCGGGTGGACAGTACAAACAGGATCAAGAGTGTAACCGGCGACGGGATGCTAAGGTCTTCAAGGATCTTGGTATGACTGTGGCTGCCGTGAGTCGTATGTGCCAGAATAATGATAACTGGCAGGCAATGTTTTTGTCGGGGACACCTTGTCCCATCCTTGTCAATGGCCGTATGGTCTTTGGTAAGAACGCGGTGTTGGTGATGAAGACCAACCCAGACGTTTATATTCCTGATTATAATAAAAGAACTAATTTTTATAACACTATTTTAGGAATAGGAGTTTCAAATGAAACTAAAGAAGACACTGATAGCATTAGCATTAGTGAGCGTTTCAGGACAGGCTTTAGCGGAAGCACAGAGTTGGACAACAATTGATAATCTAGTAAATGCGAGTGGTAACATTGTCACAACATTCGACGCTGGTATTAAAGCAATTGCTGGAACAATAGAGTATGCTCCCCAAGGTGGGATCATGCAAGATGGATCACTGTATCAACATCACATGAAACAAGAGGATGTCGATGCATACAACTTAGCAGTTATGGAAGTGACGGCCGATGATTACACATTATCTGCGGCGGAGTATCTTGCACAACAAGCAACACAAGCACAAGGCAATCTCGATGCAGCAGTTGATCAGTATGTGAATGCCGCAAGTATCTTTATCGAGGCAACTCGCCTTGGAGAGATGGCACAAGAAGCACAGACTTCTGGTGATGCGACACAGGCACAGGCAGTTCAAGACTATGTTAATACCAATAACGTATTGATAACTACTGCTGATATAACTGATTACAACGAGTCACTGGATACTGTGGAACTTGCGGCAGAAACATGGGCAACCATCGAAGCAGTTTACCAGAACGGTGAGGCAGTTGCGGGACTACAGTCTCAGGCAGATCAGTTAGGATATGACTTTGCAAACGCAGACGATCTGTTCCTCGATCGTTACAGTGAAATGACTCAGTCTGCGGCGATTATTTTTAATCATAACGCAATGGACGCTGCTGTGATATTTGTGGATGTTCAATCTAACCTCAAGACCATCGAAGAGATGAACATGGCAGGTGAGCAGGGTGGTTTCTATACTACTGGCCCAACTCAGAACCCATGTTTCTTTGACATGGAATCACCTGAGTGTACAACTGCACCATGAAACTGACACTCATCATGCGTGACGGCATCATCTGGAATGTAGAAGTTTCAGATGATGTTAAATACAAAGAGATCCTTGACGGCAAGAGAGAGTTCTTGCCGGTCATTAAGGATGGAGTGCATCAATTAGTCAACAAGGCGATGATATTATCAATACAAGAAAAGGACGGATCATGGTACAGTTAAAACAAGCATTAAAATCTAAAACGGTTCAGTATGGTGTAGCAATTGCATGTCTATCAATACTGCAGGGATTTGTAGGATTTCTTCCCACAAACCCAGCGGTACAGGCCGCAATTGGTTGTGCGATCGCAAGTGGTATCGTTATTCTGCGTTTCATGACTTCAATGCCGGTGAGTGAAAAGTAATGTCACTTGAAGAAATGGAATTGAACGTGGGGGGAACATCATTTAAGGGTGTGTGGATAGCGGTGATCTTCTCATTCGCATCAACACTTGGAGGTGGCATCTGGGCCACCTCTGAGTTCTTCTCACGACTCGAAGCACTGGAAGAAAGTGTGGTGGAGTCTCAGAACAATACAGAGACTGTCGAACAACGGTTCGATGATCTACGGGACCAATGGACTGACGACAAGAAGACCATGTCATCTGACATCAAGGTTGCACAACAACAGATCCAAGATGCGGGTATCGATCAGTTGCAGGGAAAACTGGCCGAACTAGGTACCAACCTCGCCACTATCATGAATCGTCAACAAGAGTTGTTGGATTTAGCGGACGATGTAACTAACCTAGATAAGAGTGTGAATGATATGCAGAACACGGTACAACGTGCAGAAATGATCACACAAGAGGCACAGAAGCTGCAGTCTACGATAAATAGACATGGACAAGAGATTGAAAAATTATGGGAGGGCTTGGATTTCCTAAGTAATCCCTACGGGAACTAAATGAAACTATTCGATGAATTAGATGATAAAAATTTTGAGTTATATGCAATTCGGAGTTACTACAATCCTACATGCATAGATCCCGATGAATTCTATGAGGATCTAAAACGTTTCAAATACGTAAAGAGACTGATCACCCGATACAAGGATAACGGGAACCCGCCAGTAAATTTGTTACTAAACCACTTGGTCATTATCTTCAATGTGTTCGGTATCGAAGCCGGACTCAAGATGTTGGAACATAAGATCCCACTCGTCGAAGATTGGGAGATAATAAAACCGTTCCTCATCTATCTCAAGATTATTGAAAATACTAAATATGTAAGTGTCCCTATGGATAATCGCATAGTTGAAGAACTGAGGAAAGTATAGATGTCATTAGCGAACCGCGCAGGTGATTTATATTACACGTTTCGATTTTTGAAAATGTTAACCACACCCTTTAATGAGACAGATGCCTTTAAGTTGGGTATCATCGATGAAAAGGGACAACGCATCAAATCTAAACAGGTCAAGACCAGTGATGAGAAAGATGCATATACAACGTTCCATCGTCTCGTGTTTAATATCAAGAAGTTGTTAGAGAAGTTGCCTGGCGGTGGTAGTCGTCTCGCATCTTATGCCTCAGGCCTATTCCTGATCAAAGAAAAGTACGGTCTATCAGACAACTCCATTAATAAGATCTTAGATAAGTCTGGTCTGGAAACACTCGACTTCATTTCAGAACAATCCGGATGGTACATCCTAGAGGACAAAAAACTTGCACAGGGTGTATATAAACTACGAGAAGACAAGTTAGAAACTCTACAGTGTCAAGATGTAGCTCGTGCAGGGGATACCATTCGAGTCAAAGAAGGGTGTATGCCAATCGGTAATCTATTCGGTCTGGATATCTACATGGTCGAACATATAAATAGCAGACAGTCTTTATACGTAACCGTTGGAGAGATCTACCGATGAAAGATTTTAAAACTTATGTGGAAGATGCCATGGCCGGAGTAACTACTGCGGCGGATGCAGGCATCCCCCACGACACCAAGGACATGGGTCCAAAAAAGAAAAAGAAACACAAAGTGTTAACTCGAAGTTATATAGAAATAGCGGGCAAAAGAAAGCGCGTCACACGATAGGAGATAAATTATGTTGAGTGGACTGTTAGGTTCCCTCGTGGGTTTTGGCGGCAGTGTCGTTCCCGCGATCACAGATTATTTTGGAAAGAAACAAGATCAGAAGTTTGAACTCTCAAAGATGGAAAAACGCGCTGAGTTAATGCAAGCGGGTTACACTCAAGAACTAGAAATGTTTGAACGACAGGCAAGTGACAAAGAACACGAACGTCTGATTCAACACGACATTTCAATCAATCAAGGTACCGGAATAATTGCAGGGTTGCAAAAATCCGTTCGTCCGGTTATAACCTACAGTTTTTTCGCATTGTTTGCAACGGTAGAAGTCACACTTCTTATGGAAGCAATCGAAATGGAGATGCCACTCAATGAGGCATTAGCTGTTCTTTGGGATGACGACACAAAGGCTATCTGGGCCGCGATAGTGTCTTTCTGGTTTGGTTCTCGTGCAATAGAGAAATCACGTTCACGTTTGTCCAAATAAGTATTGATTAATACCACTACATGTGGTATACTTTCATCTCATCAACACAAGGTAACAATAATGTCAGTGAAAATTGATAAGTCCCGTGACGCTCTATTAAAAGACTATGCAGTTGGGATGTTAAAAGATTTCTATCTCAATGATTATGAAGACTCCCCCCAAGAAGGTTATCGTCGTGCCGCGACTGCATGGTCTAACGGCGACGAAGAACTCGCACAAAGGTTGTACGATTATGTCTCAAAGAAATGGTTCATGTTCGCCTCGCCCGTCCTTAGTAACGCACCGAACGGTCATGGAAAGGGCAAGGGGATGCCGATCTCGTGCTTTCTTACGTATGTCCCTGATACTCTTGAGGGTCTTATTGATCACACTAGTGAGTTGCGCTGGCTTAGCGTTTATGGTGGTGGCGTCGGTGGTCACTGGAGTGATGTTCGCACAGTTTCCGATGTTGCTCCAGGCCCTATCCCATTCCTTCATACTGTAGACGCAGACATGATTGCCTACCGTCAAGGTAGGACACGTAAAGGATCATATGCGGCGTACATGGATGTGTCGCACCCCGACATCATCGAGTTCTTGAACATGCGTATTCCCACGGGTGACGTGCAACGCAAAGCACTCAACCTACACAACGCAATCAACATCACCGATGAGTTCATGCAGTGTGTCAAATACGGCGACTTCTTTGATTTGCGTGACCCCAAAGATGGATCAGTCAAAGACTCTGTTGATGCACGAAAACTATGGGAAAGAATTATTGAGGTGAGGTTCCGTACAGGCGAACCCTACCTAAACTTTATTGACACAGCGAACAATGCGTTACCTCAACCTCTCAAGGATCTAGGCCTACGTATCAACGGTTCTAATCTGTGCAATGAAATTCACCTACCTACGAGTGCGGAACGTACTGCGGTTTGTTGCCTTTCGTCTCTAAACTTGGAGTATTATGATGAATGGAAGGATACAACTATTGTCGGGGATCTTATTAGGATGCTTGATAACGTACTGCAGTACTTTATTGACAACGCACCTGACACAGTCTCCAGAGCAAAGTTTAGTGCCGAACGAGAAAGATCAATCGGTCTTGGAGCAATGGGTTTCCATTCCCTCTTACAAAAACACGGAGTTGCTTGGGAATCTGACAAAGCAAGGGAAATCAACAGTGTTGTGTTCCGCCAAATCAATAGAGATGCAGTTGCAGAATCCGAACGCCTTGCCGAAGAACGAGGAGAGTATCCCGATGGCGTGGGTTCAGGTCGGAGAAACTCGCATCTTCTTGCTATTGCCCCCAACGCTTCATCCGGTGTTATACTGTCTACGTCCCCAAGCATCGAACCCTCGAAAGCGAATGCCTATACCCACCGAACCAGAGCAGGTAGCTTCCTCGTAAAGAATCCTTACCTTGAAGACTTGCTAGAAGAGAAGGGTGAGAACAACGAGAGTACATGGACATCGATCATTACCAACAAGGGTTCGGTACAACATCTACCGTTCCTCAACGAAGGTGAGAAGGCCATATTCAAGACTGCACAAGAACTTGATCAGATGTGGTTGGTCACTCATTCCGCAGACCGTCAACCCTATATCTGTCAAGGTCAGTCGGTCAATCTGTTCTTCCCTGCCGGCGCACAGAAGTCATATGTGAACAAGGTGCATCTTGCCGCGTGGTCGAAAGGTCTCAAGGGTCTATACTATCTCCGCACCGAAGCAAAGTCTCGTGCAGAGAACGTATCGGAGAAAGTAGAACGAGTTGCATTGCAGGATGACCAACGGTCTATAGTTTATTCTAAAAAGAATTGTCCATTCTGTGCAATGGCCATGGAAGAACTGAAACTTCGTGGTATACCTTTTGACAAGGTTGATCTCGAAGAAATTGGTAAAACTGCCTCAGAAGTTACCGGCAGAAAGGTAAATACAGTACCGCAGATTTACGTTGAAGGTGAGTACGTTGGTGGTTATGACGACCTTATGGCAAAACTAAACAACACACAAATCGAAGAATCAGACGAATGCAGAGCTTGCGAGGGATAAATGTCACTACTAGATTTTAGCACAACCTACAAACCATTTCAGTACCCTTGGGCAGTTGAACTGTCTAAGAAACACGAAGAAGTTCATTGGATCGAAGACGAAGCGGAGTTGAGTGAAGATGTTCAAGACTGGAAAACCAAACTCACCGGAGACGAAAAAGAATTCATCACACAAGTGTTGCGGTTGTTTACTCAATCGGACGTTCAGGTGGGTGAAAATTATCACGAACTTCTCATCCCTAAATTCAAGAACAACGAAGTGCGTAATATGCTTAGTTCGTTCGCCGGCCGAGAGGCAGTACATCAACGAGCGTATGCACTTCTCAATGACACGCTCGGTCTTCCGGATGAAGAATACCACATGTTCATGGAAATTGCCGAAATGGCTAACAAAGTTGATTTCATGAAGGAAGGTGATACATCTACGCATACAGGTCTGGCCCTTGCGCTGGCACAGTCTGTATTCAACGAGGGCATGTCTTTGTTCAGTTCCTTTGTCATGTTACTCAATTTTCAACGCTTCGGTAAGATGAAGGGCATGGGTACTATCGTCGAGTGGTCTATCCGTGACGAAACCTTACACGTACAGGGCAACGCAAAGTTGTTCCGTACATTCTGTGAAGAACATCCCCGCATTGTCAATGATGAACTCAAGAGTAAGATATATACAATGGCAAAGAATGCAGTAGAACTCGAAGACAAGTTTATTAATCTGGCATTCAAGGGGAATGAAGTTGAAGGGCTCACAAAGGAAGAAGTACGACGTTATATTCGTCATATTGCTGACCGTCGTCTTCTTCAACTTGGTCTACGAACCAAGTTCCGACAGAAAGACAACCCCTTACCGTGGCTTGATTGGGTTCTCAACGGCGCATCCCACGATAACTTCTTCGAGAAAAGAGTAACAGAATACTCCGTAGTCGGTATGGAAGGCGATTGGGGGTGGAATGAGGTAGCATGAATGTATGTAGAACCCGAAGAATACGAATACGATCTATCGTGTGACGTATGTGAAAGTGAATTAACACTGATTGTAAAAGACGGTAACGCAGAGTTACCAACGCACTGCCCCATGTGCGGTACCCCACAAGAAGGTGGGGAATGGGGATGACAGATTCCGATTGGTACGGAAGAGCCATAGACCCCCAGCCCACCACAGAGTGGGTCTGGGCCGGTCGCCCCTTTGATCCTGACGACGAATACCTAAAAGACTATGTCGGGTTTGTATATCTAATAACAGAACGTGATACAGGCAAAATGTATGTCGGTAAAAAGAACTTCTGGTCAACCCGAAAACTCCCGCCCCTCAAAGGGAAGAAACGTAAGAGAACTGTTACTAAGCAGTCCGACTGGCGTGACTACGTTGGGTCAAATGAGGCTCTCAAACTCCTTGTCGAAGAGAAAGGCCTCGAACAGTACGAAAGACGTATCCTGAAGATGTGCAAGTCTAAGGGTGAGTTATCCTATGCAGAATTAGAAGAACAAATCAAGAGACGGGTGCTCTTCGATGATAAATACTATAATGGAATTATCCAAGTAAGAATATCATCTAGACATCTTGGAATTAATAAATAACTCTATGAAATCATTCAAGTCTTACATCGTAGAATACAATGACGAAGTAGTCATCAAACAGATACGCCACAAGGCGAGTCAAACCAGTTTGATGATTTCTCGTTATAAGAACGGCAATTATGAGGGCAAGTATGTTGTTCGAATGTCCAAGAGTAATTATGAAAGGGGCAAGCAGAACCGCACGATGAGAATGATACACGCCAAACCTCTTGATGCGGACGAAGCAGTCGCACTGTTCAATAAGAAGAAAAAGGCAATCTGGAAGAAGTAATGTTACGGTTCGAACAATTTCTCAACGAGGGAGTCGAAGACCCCGCAATCTTCAAGGCAGTATTCCTTGCAGGTGGGCCTGGGTCTGGTAAGTCATTCATCGTGGGTAGGACGGGTCTCCCATCATTGGGTTATAAGGTCGTTAACTCAGACACTGCATTTGAGTTCTTACTCAATAAAAACAACATACCCATGACACCAGACGGTATTTTCTCACCCAAGGGACAAGAGGTTCGGGGAAGAGCAAAGAGAATTACTGGAAACAAACAACTCCGATACATGAACGGAAGACTTGGTCTGGTCATTGATGGCACAGGCAAAGACGTTGATAAGGTGAAATCAGTAAGAGCAAACCTTGAAAGGGCAGGTTACGATACCGCGATGATCTTTGTCAACACCGATGAGGATACCGCACTGAAACGTAATCGTATGCGAGCTCGGACACTTCCTGACGATCAAGTCTCGAAGATGTGGAAAACAATCCAGCAGAACATCGGTGAGTTCCAGACAATCTTTGGTAAAGAGAACATGTTGATCGTAGACAACAGTGAAGGCAAGGATTACGTCAAAGAGACACAACGGGCCTACAAAGACATTCGAAGGTTTACGACTTCACCGATCAAGAACCCGAAGCACAAGAAGTATCTGGATCGTATGGTCATGCGTAAGAAGCGTGACATGGATGCGATGCGTAAATAACACTTGACATCCCCACTACATATGTGTATAATGAGCTACAACGCGATAAGGAAATATTATGGCATTTAAGAACAACCTAGATGTATATGAAATTCTAGAAAAGGCAGCCAAGAAACGTGCCAAGAAAGATAAGATTGAAATACTGCAACAGCATTCAAAGGTATGGGCCTTGAGAGATATTCTACAAGGTACTTTATCAGAAAGTATCCAGTGGAATCTTCCAGCTGGCCGAGTCCCCTACACTCCAGCAGATGAGTCATCCCATCCTGCTTCACTCCATAAAGAGCATCTGAAGTTTAAATACTTCGTTAAAGGTCTCAGAGAGAGTTCGCGTCTTCCCGCAGTCAAACGAGAAAAACTATTTATCGACATGTGTGAGTCGGTACATCCGCGTGATGCGGAGTTACTTGTGGCTATGATAAACAAAGAACCACCGAAAGGATTGAGCAAACAATTAGTTAAGGAGGCATTTCCAGATCTTTTGTAATGATGATTCCCGTCAATTAAAATAAGGAGAGTACATGGTTCAAACGAATCAGTTAGAAAGACTTAGAAAAGACTCGCAAGAGTTGGGACATTATATACATAAACTAAACAAACGGGGGAAAGCAGATATTGCACATAAAGTTGCTAAACGACAATTGTTTTTAGAAACTGCAATATCGCAAGCGGAAACTCGACTAAGGGGGTGATCCTTTATCTGGAACTGGCCCTCTAGATTGAGGGCCTTTTTCATTTACTGGAATTACATTTATGCCAACATATGATTTAAAGAACACAGAGACAGGGGAAGTAAAAGAGTTCCTGATCTCTATCTCCAAGAAAGAAGAGATGGTCGAATCTGGAGAGTGGACTCAAGTCCATACAGGCGTACCAGATCTAGTATCCCACACAGGCTCAGTTCTGAGCAAGACATCCGGAGATTGGAAAAATAAACTCGATCAGATTAAGAAACAGGCCGGCGGTAATTCGGGTCTGTCTGCAGAGAAAAAACGTAAGTACGGTTTCGTTGACAACTCGATACATAACTAGATGAAAACAAAACAACAGCAAGCGGAGTCGATGGCAATTCGCATCGAGAATCTTCGTACTATCGAACCCGTCACCGAATCACAAAAAGACGCATGGTCATCATGGCGCGAGGGAGATAACCTCGCCATGGTCGGTACTGCGGGTACAGGTAAGACATTCCTTGCACTCTATCTTGCACTCGAAGAAGTCATGGACAAGTCAACACCGTATGAGTCGATACGTATCATTCGTAGTGCAGTACCTACACGAGAGGTTGGGTTTCTGCCAGGAACCATTGAAGAGAAACTCGACGCATTCACTGGACCCTATCGTGCAGCTACTGCAGATCTATTTGAAGATGATCGTGCATACGATAAGTTAGTCCACAACAAATACATACAGTTTGAATCCACCTCGTATATTCGTGGTGTGACATTTGACCACAGTATTGTTATTGTAGATGAGATGCAGAACCTCAACTTTCATGAACTAGATTCTGTTATCACACGAATAGGACATTGTTCTAAAATCATTTTCTGTGGGGATTACAAGCAGTCAGATTTTAAACAGACCGGAGAGAAGAACGGTATCAACACGTTCCTTGAGATCCTTGAACAACTCAAACATTTCTCCGTGGTTGAGTTCTCTTGGGAAGACATTGTCCGTAGTGGCCTTGTGAGAGACTACATAATGACAAAGGAGTGGATGGGACTGTGATATGCAAAAAACAAATAGAATAAATCATTTTTTCGAAAGATTAGATCCCTCGATTGTTGCTAAGGGCACTTTCGTCGACGCAGGGGCAGCAAGAGGTGCGTTTAGTCTCAGAGCATTAGATCAACCTTACAGAAGAGTAATTGCATTCGAACCCAATCCGTCATTTTACGGTAAACTCTTTAATGACTTTTTTGATGTTCCTAGATTTCAGGTATTCAATAAAGCACTTAGTTCTGAGGCTGGATATGCTGATATGAAGATCTGCAAATCTGGGATGGGGGGTGAATTATCTTCTCTTGAAGTAACTCCACCGTCACCTTATAGAGTAGTTAACACAGAGTGTGTGACCTTAGACAGTTATGGTATCGATGATTTACACTTTCTAAAGATGGACGTGGAAGGTCACGAACTCGAAGCATTGAAGGGTGCAGAACAAACTTTACTAAACAATTCTCCTATGATCAAACTAGAGATGAGTAGAAACCAACAAGAGCTCTTTGATTATCTATACGAGTTAGGTTATAGAGTTGTTGGTCATGTCATGCGACGTGATATTATACCATTACAGGATAAAGTACAAGTAGTTGAGAATGGATGGAAGTGTGGTAATTATACATACAGTCGAGAACGATATGCTCGAGAATGGTCTAGACCAGAATTCTCAGACTGGCCACGAGATCTTAATCCCTTCTGGGGGGATTTCATTTTCACAAAGGAAAGGTAAAATGTCAGACTTATTCGATTTTGGTTTTACTGCGGTAACAGAAGACGAACTTGATGTGGTTCGTGACACACAGACGCAGGTAGAAACCACAACAGATACACTAGATAAACTGTACAATGCGATTACACCGTTATTGAACAATCTAAAGGCCAACCCTGAAAAGGATTACATTTACTGGCCTAACCGATTAGAAAAGGTAGAACAGTTTGAAGATCATTTGCAATCTATTTACAAGGGGTCGTAGATCAATGAA